TATCAACGCTGCGATCGCCGATCCGGCGGCTAAGACGATTGAGATCCCGGCGGGCGAGTACGAGCTGGAGACTACGGTCTTGATCGGTAAGGCGTCTGGCAAGACGATCCGCGGCCAGGGCGAGTCAACGATCCTGAAGTGGGCACCTCCGCAAGACACGGCGCCCGCGGCGTTCCTCGTGGGTTCGGGCGACGGCACTAAGAATCTCCAGATTGAGGATCTGCTCGTCAAGATGGAGTGGACCGACGCTAAGAAGCCTCAGCACTGTTTCCAGATCACCAATGCCTCGAACGTCCACCTGAAGGGTGTGGCTGTCGAGCAGTGTGGCGGGTCTGCCTTCATCATGCAGGGCTACAGGGCTGTCGGCGTGGCGGTCACGGGCGTGACCAGCAGCTCGATCCGGCAGTGCCGCGTCGATGGCGCGGGTCTGAAGCAGACGGTGAACAACCAGGCGTCGGGCTACGGCGTGCTGGTGAAGGACAACAGCTTCGGCGTGAGCGTTGAGAATAACTACCTCCGCAACATCTCGTGCGGCATGGGCATTGCAGGAACGGGAAACGACAACGGCAGCCCTACCTACCTGAAGATCTCAAACAACACTGTCGAGATGTCGGACTCCTCCGTCGGGTTTGAGCCGATCGGTCTTACGATCGGGTGTCACAATGCTGTGATTACGAACAACTCGCTGCCTGTCTCGAAGGACAACGGAATCTCCGTTGGCGCCTACAGCTTGGTGGCTAACAACATGATCGGCAAGGCGTGGAACCACGGCGTTGCGTGCTCGGGTCCGGGCACGATCATTACGGGTAACCACATTCAGGACGTTGGCGGGGAGAACTTCACCCGTCTGAAGGAGCGCCCGGCTGACTGGGCGGCTGTAGCGATCTACAACCCGAACTCTTGTGTTGTGTCGAACAACTACTACCGCAAGACGATTGATGAGTCCTATGCGGCTCACATGGTGAAGATCCACCTGGAGGAGGGTCACCAGCGTTCCGAGGTGGGTAACAACTCGATCACGGGCAACAAGGCAGCGCCGGGTTCGATTGATCCGAAGAAGGCTTTCATCCAGAACCTGAACCTGAATCCGAATGCACCGGACTACACGGAGGCTGTGACGGTTGGGCCGAAGGAGGACTACACTCCTCTGCCGCTGGATGCAGCGTCTCGGTACTGGGTGCCGGTCACCTACTGGTGGGCTGATCAAGATTTCGCCACGAACTCGAAGTGGAAGACGGTGTTTGACCACATCGACAAGGCCCCATTCTTCATTATCAACCCCCGTTCGGGGGTAGGCGATAAGAAGGAACACGACTTCGTTTCGCTGGTTGATAAGCTGCGCCCGTACAGGAAGCCCATGCTGGGCTACGTTCGCACGATTAAGGCGACCGTGAAGGTCGAGAGCGTGCTTGCTGATATCGACAAGTATGTGCAGTGGTACGGCGTTACTGGCGTCTTCCTGGATGAGATGGTGAATGGCTGGGGTACTTCTCAGAACCTGGTCCCGTTTTATCAGCGCATCTACAAGACGGTGAAGGCTAAGTACGGCGAGAAGTTCGTCGTGATGGGCAACCCAGGCACGAACACTACTGAGGATGTCTTGAATGCTACGGACATTTTGATGTCGTTTGAGAAGGATGCCGAGAAGTATCTGAACGATACCGAAGCTCCTGTCACTCCTGATGTGTACCGAAAGTACCCTCCGACGCGTTTCTACCATGCGATCCACAATGCTACTCAGGATCAGATGAGGGCTATTCTGAAGAAGGCTAGCGAGTCTAACGTTGCTTCGATCTACGTCACCAACGATACGTTCTCGGGTGGCGCGGAGGACGCCAATAACAACCCGTGGGATTCTGTGCCTGCTCCGTGGATGATCGACGAGTCTATCAAGTGGACGAATCGTGACCCATCGGCGGGCCAAGCTAAGGCGATTTTCCGCGGCCCGGCGACGGTCTCGACAGACAAAACTACCCCCCCTACTACCCCCGTTGAATTAACGTCGGTCCAAGGCGGAGGAGTGAACCTTGAAAGTGGAAAACTCCAGCTAGGAACGGGTAGATACCGCATTACTGTGACGCCTCAGTACACTCCTGAGACTACTCAGGGCATCGATAATTTCACCGTGACGAACATCACAGTGACCAAAGGTGACGCTCTTTTGGGCAATGAGACGTCTACAGTATATATGAAGGCTGTTTCGCTAGACGTAGACACCACGATGTGGACTGCAAAGAGCGGGCATCCTGAAGTTGCTATCCGCGTTGGCACCAACGCGACGAGCAAAGTCCAAACCCTTGTAACAGTAGAGGAGCTGTAATGGTAAACCCTAACCCCAACTGGCGGGGCGACCCGACGTTCCTACCTGAAGTACTGAAACAGTTTGGTGTCCGCGTCCAAGAGTGGCCGGGCTGGCGTGATCGCGGCCACGGCGACTTCGGGCGCATTCAAGGTATTGTCGTGCACCACACAGGCACGAACACTGATATCCCCGGCTACATTGCTCAGCACCCAGAACTCGGGCTGTGTAGTCAGATTCACCTTAACCGAGACGGTACCGCAGTCTTAACTGGCGTCGGTATTGCATGGCACGCAGGTGCTGGCTGGTTCACTAACTGGCCTACCAATGCAGCCAACCAGGTCTCTATCGGCATCGAAGCAGCTAGCGATGGCACCTCACCTTGGCCGCCAGCCATGCTAGACGCCTACTACCGCTGCTGCGCTGCGATTCTCTGGTTCCTCGGCAAGCGAGCTACCCCCGATACTCTCCTGGGGCACAAGGAGTATTCGGGCGCGGCCCAAGGGAAGTGGGACCCGGGCGGAATCGACATGAACGACTTCCGCGCACGTGTCAACAAGTACATTGACAACCCCCCATTCGGGGGCAAGAAAGAGGAGACTGAAGTGGATTTCGACCGTTTGGATCGCCGCTACCGCTCCCGCGTTCCCGGCTCGACGGTTGATATGACGCCGCTCGACGCTCTTCTGAACGCTGATTCGCACGCTTACCAGACTCTCCAGGTGGTGCTCAGCATGTCTAGCCTCCTGAAGTCCCTGAATGAGCGTGTCGAAAAACTGGAGCAACAGAAAGGAGCCTAAATGGCTTTCCCTAAACTCCGCGAGGTTGATTTCCTTGCTGACTTCCTGAACTCTGAAATCGAGAAGCAGAGCTGGTTCCGCGCTAATGCGAATACCATCACCTCCGCTGTCGGCTTCGTCGCAACTCTGCTTGCGTGGCTGGGCACCCAGCCGTTCGCTACAGATGAGCGTGTTCAGTTTGGTATCCTGATTGTAGGCTTCCTGCTTACAGTCTTCGGGGTTAAGAAGACCCGTAATGGTTGGTCTGCTTCTCAGATCAACAAGATCAATGAGTACGGCGCGGCTGTCCGCTCCGAGATTCATGACGATCAGGTCGCTCCGTCCATTGAGACGAACGCTGGCCGCTACTGATAGGTAGCAATAACCCCCACTGCATCAGGCTAGAGGCACCCCCGCCGAAGCGGGGTGCAGCCGGGTAACACATTTTGTACCTGAAAGGAGCCTGATAGTGGACTGGGTGACGCACATAACGAATTTACCTCAACACCCTGGTATTCAGTGGCTCACCCTGGTACTTCTCTTCATCTTCGGTGGAACCGCCCTGTTTTCGGAGCGCACGTTAAAGGAGCGTTTTGGCGGGATACCCGCTGCTTTTCAGTGGCTCTCCCGAACAAAGGAAAATAGCCGGAAGAAGAAAGAGGAGTACACAGAGAAGCGTATTCGATCCCTCGAAGAGGGGCAGATCGAACTGGAGAAACGTCTCCAGGAACAGATAACTGAACTACAAAAATCGGAGAGTGAGCAATTCGAGTACATCCGCTGGGTTACACGCCTTATGCGGGGTATCGAGCTTTGGGCCGCGGCTAAAGGCCTCGAGCTTCCCCCACCTCCGTTCCAAACATTCGTAGAGTGGCGTGAGAGACGAGAGGCTGGTAATGGCGGCACCGCACTTTATCGGCCCGACGTGGGCCACTGACGAGAACAGCGACTGGATCCTCCCCGAGCACACCCTCGGTTGGGGTATCCTGAACTGGCTTTATAAGTATGTACTCACCCCAGGCGGGCCCTATGCAGGCCAGCCGTTCATGCCCACGATGGAGCAAGCTCGTTTCATCCTCTGGTGGTATGCTGTAGACTCTGACGGACGGTTTGTCTACCGCTCTGGCACGCTGAGACGTATGAAGGGCTGGGGGAAGGACCCTCTGGTTGGCGCGTTGTCGCTGGCGGAGCTTCTTGGGCCTGTGGAATTTTCCCATTTCGACGCCGACGGCCAAGCAGTAGGTCGGCCAAAGTACGACCCCTGGGTTCAGATCGCAGCTGTCTCGAACGACCAGACGCGAAACACCTTCACGCTCTTCCCCTCGCTGATCTCCCCACACATGAAGGAGGAGTTCGGACTCGACGTCAACAAGACGATCGTCTACGACAACCGAGGGAAGATGATCGAAGGCGTGACCAGTTCGCCTATGGCGCTTGAAGGTAAACGCCCGACGTTCGTCGTGCAGAATGAAACGCAGTGGTGGATCGAGTCCAACCAGGGGAAAGACATGGCCAACGTCATCGCTGGCAACGTTACTAAGTCAGCTTATGGCTCGTGTCGCAGTCTCAGCATTTGCAACGCTCACGTTCCCGGACAGGATAGCGTAGGAGAGGCAGACTGGGATGCATACCAAAAGGCTTTGGCTGGCGAGGCTGTCGATACCCGCTTGCTGTATGACGCTCTAGAGGCTCCATCAGACACGCCGGTAGGCGAGATCCCGTCAGAGAAGGAAGATCCCGAGGGATTCGCCGCGGGCATTGAGTCGCTGCGACAGGGTTTGCTGGTGGCTCGAGGAGATGCCGTCTGGCTCGACGTAGACTTAATCATCGATGATATTCTGGACATCCGCAACAAGGTGTCGGAATCGCGGCGCAAGTTCCTGAATCAGATCAACGCTGCTGAAGATGCCTGGTTCTCCCCCGCTGAGTGGGATTCAGGTTACCGTGAAGGCTTGAAGCTTCAGCCTGGAGATAAGATCGCACTTGGCTTGGACGGCTCGAAGTCCAACGACCACACAGCTATCTCAGCTTGTCGCATCAGCGACGGTGCCGTGTTCCTCCTTCGGACGTGGAACCCTGAGAAGATGCCAGACGGTTTGGTTCCTCGAGAGGATGTTGACGCGGTTGTCCGCTCATTGTTCGAGCGTTACAAGGTTGTGGCGTTCCGTTCGGACGTCCACGAGATGGAGTCGTACATCGACGCCTGGAGCAGGGACTATAAGAGGAAGCTGAAGGTTTGGGCCAGTCCGAATAGCCCTATTGGCTTCGATATGCGCGGGTCGCAGAAACGCTTCGCACTTGACTGTGAGAGGTTCGTCGATGCGATCCTGTCGGGTGAGGCCACCCACAACGGTGACCCTCTGCTTCGGTGGTACGTCCTAAATGCCCACCGACACCCAACCCCTTGGGATGCTATCAGCATCCGCAAGGAGTCGAAGGACTCCAGCCGGAAGATTGACGGGGCCGTAACAGCGGTTTTGGCTTTCGGCGCTAGGCAGCAGTACCTGCTTGACCGAAAGACACGAAACGGCACCGGAGGAGGCGCTATCACATGGTAAACCCCCAGCCGGTCGAGATCACTCTCGACCAGGCGTTTAACGAGATGGATAAGTACCAGACGAGCTTTGCGCGGCTCTGGTCTTACTATAACGCACAAGCTCGTGACATGGCGATCGGCATCGCTACCCCGCCGCAGCTGCGTAAGCTGCTGGCACAGGTAGGTATCCCGCGTATCTACGTGAGTGCGATCGCTGAGCGTCTGATTCTCGAAGGGTTCCAACGCGGGGATTCTACCACCTCTGGGGATGACGAGCTCTGGGCATGGTACCGAGCCAACTCACTGGATTCCCAGATGGTGAACCAGGTGACAGACTCCCTCGTATATGGCCGATCGTACATCACGATCTCGGCGCCTACTGAAGAAGATGAAGCTAACCCGCTGAGAGTACCTGATATCCCGGTTATCAAGGTTGAGTCGCCTCGTGGACTTTTCGCTAAGATTGACCCCCGAACGGGGGAGGTCTTGTGGGCTGTCCGCAAGGTGTTAGATGACAGCAACCAGGTAGCATCTGCTACCCTCTACTTCCCCGACCGCACCGAGTACTACCTCCGCGACCAAGGGCAGCTGAAGGTTGCAGAAACCGTGCAGCACGGCTTAGGCGTTGTGCCTGTTGTTCCAGTGGTTCGTCGCAGCAACAGCGCAGACTTGTACGGCACCTCGATCATCACCGAGGAGATACAGTCGGTCACCGACGCCGCTAGCCGCATCCTCATGAACATGCAGGCCACCTCTGAGCTTATGGCCACGCCCCAGCGTGTGATCTTCGGCGCATCCGCCAATGAGATTAAGGGCGACACAAAGTCACCGCTGGAGCTGTACATCAACAGCTACATTGCGATTGAAGACCCTCAGGGCAAGGTTTCCCAGCTGAACGCAGCGGAGCTTCGGAATTTCACCGAGGCTATCGACCAGCTTCTCCGTATGGCAGCCGTCTACACGGGTCTGCCTCCGAGCTACCTTTCCAGCTCCTCCGATAACCCAGCCTCCGCTGAGGCTATTCGAGCAGCAGAAACCCGGCTGGTTAGGACCTGTGAGTCGCTGACTGTGCAGTTCGGCGACGCCTGGGAGCGAGCTATGCGAGTGGCCCTCCTAGTCATGGGCCGTCAGCTCTCACTTGACGACTTCCGCATGGAAGCATTGTGGCGCGACCCCTCGACACCGACGGTTGCTGCTATCGCTGATGCTACAGCTAAGAAGTACGCGAACGGCGCTGGCTTCATCACTAAGGAGCAGGCGCGTATCGACGCGGGCTACTCACCTGAGCAGCGACGCCGCATGGAGGCTGAGGATAAGACAGACCCCATCAACGCCTTGAACGCTATGTATGAGCAGCCGGTGAGCGATGAACCTAGCTGAGTTAGAGGCCGCGCAGGCGGCCAACGTAGCCCCAGTGATTAGGTCGGTCACAACGACTTTCGCGGGTTATGCCTCGAGGCAAGTCACCCTCCCCATCTGGAGGTTGTTGCTACAAACGATCTTCCCCCAGGTAGCTTCGCGCTACACCTACGGGGCCAACCTAGCCCGACGACTGTATGAGTCGGAGCGGGCCAAGGCTACTGACGCCCCTAT